GGGGGACATTCGCTTTTCCAAGTTTCAATGTAAGAATTCTGAAGATTGCTTTCACAACTTGTGCCCTAGTCATGTCACGAGTGTCTTTACCCTCGGCACTGTCTGCTAGTTCTTTAGATGTGGAAAGCATACCCTAAAGAGTCTAACACAAACATCATAGGTTTGCGATCTTCTGTCTTCTGTTGAAGATATTTATCTAGAATTTGTATAGCATTAGTTCTAAATTCTTGGACTGTAGTAACAGGAACTAAGATCATACGTGAACCATCTATGCCACGTTCATCAATCATATCTTTTGTAACTGCTGCTTCACTCTCAAAGTAAACAACTCCTGCTTCTGGATTGTCACGTAGATAATTTTGCACTACACCTAGACAAAAGAATGTTTTACCTGTGCCACTCTCTCCTGCTAGTGCAGTAATTTTATTACTTGGAACTCCTTTGTAAATAGATCCACTAACTAATGCGTTAAAAATATATGATCCTGTGTCAACGAAAGATTCAATGTCACCTACGCCACCTTCTGATAATAGTCCTGCGTAGTCATTGTCAATCTCTTTGACAATGTTTTTTAAAAATGATGTAGTCATGCAAATAAGAAATCTAGATTAGCTTTTCTCTCTGTTTCCCATCCTATCACATTTGTGATGATTTGTAAAGGATCAAGAAAAGATTTTTTAAATTGGGTATCACGATCTATCGAACCTTCAAGACCCAATTCACGTGGGAATGTGTTAAGGAACGATACAACGTTTTCATGTATAGGATTATTGCTGTGTAAAAAGAGATACTTAATTTTTTCGCCCTCTTGGACTAGTGGATATTTGTATTCAAGTTTATTTTTTGAGATGTGAAAATTATAAAGCAAAGTTCCACGAACATGTAAAGGCGTTCCCTTTGTATACACGGATGTTGACGATTTGAATTTACGTAATCCATTGACTGACCTCGGAAATGCGATTTCTTCTGGTGGTAAGGAATCAAATTTTTTTCTAAAACTATCTATGTACGATACTAGATCGTTCTCTGTGCCTGTCATCATAATTTTGATAGCTTCTTTAATCGCATTCCTGCATGGTGCAGGAGTGGATGACTTAACTGCTTCAATACCCATCATCTTTAATTTGGGTTCTTGATATCTTACACCTTCACTATCCCACACGTTGAGCATGTATCTTTTCTTTGCAGTCCAGATACCAGTCGAAGCGATGTTCTCTCGCTTCATTATCATCTTTTGTTCGTATGCGTTTACATACTTGGCCAACGCTTCATAAGAACTCGAAATATACTTTTCAAGTTCCACCTCACAGATCTTATTAAGGAACGAAACAACGCTTTTATCAGTCTTCTCTCTCCCCTTGTATACAGTCTTGACCAGATCACCCAGATTGAGGTAGATACTATCAGTGTCACTAGCAATAACATAATCTTTTTTCTCCGTTCTTAATACCTTGTTTAGATAAGTATTCATCTTGTGTTCTATCCATCGGATAGAAACTTGCCCTGACATTGTAATTGCTTCGGCATTAGTAAGATTGTAGTATCTAAAATACTGATTCCCAATTGCACCATAGGCACTGTTCAATTGAATCTTACGTGCCATTTGAATGTTGTTATACTTACTTATACTTTTTTCTAATTCCTTTGTTGGGGTTTTCTCATATTCCTTTTTAGCAAGGATCATCAACTTCTTAGATTGCACACGTTCATCGTATATCTTCTGCATCATTTCTGGTAAGAAACCATGCATGTCTTTACGATACATTGCACCATTTGCACATACAGCAAACTGTTCTGGCACATCTATTTTCTGTCCGAGGATCGCATTAACTGTAGCGGATGGATGCCTCTTTTCAACGAGGGTTTCTGGGGAAATATTATATTGCATAATGAGATGAGGATAGAGAGAATTAAGATCAAAACTAACCACCCACTCATAGCGTCCTGCAATCGGTTCCTTGACATAAGCACCTTCATATTTGTCGTTCTTATCTGATCGTTTTGCGGGAGGGACAACGATACCCTTTTTCTTGAGAAAGTTGTAGATCAACGTATCCCACATTCTCACCTGATAGTATACATCTCTTACATTTACTTTTGCGTCATATGCTAGAGCAACAGCAAGTTCTAACAACTTCATCTTATCTTCAAGGCGCACAACGAGTTCCGTGTCAATGATGTTGTAGTCAATAAACTTCTGCCAATCATTTGTATAGAATGCTTTGAAGTTTTCATGCTCACTGTGATCAAGTTTTCTTTGACCAAGTTCTACATTTGCAATATGATCTAGACGATATGATTCCTGATTTGTATAGGTAAACTTCTTATATAGATCCATGTAGTCCATCACATTTATTCCATACATGTTATAGACTTTGTTCTTTCTTCCTTTTATTTCTATCTCCTCATCATGCACAATGTTCCAAGGTGACATCATCTTCATTTCTTTCTCACCAAACAATCTTTCTAGACGTCCACAAATATATGGCACGTCATAAAGTTCTACGTTCCAACCAGTAAGAATATCAGGAAAGTGTTGTATCCAATAATCTAAGAAGGCACGAAGTAAATGCTCCTCACCATCACACAAAATATATTCTACATCGTCGCGAGTATTTTTATATGGTCTAGTTCCAAATACTTTTATCTTACGTGTTGCATAATCCTGCACTGTGATACTGAGCATTTCCTCAGCACATTCCAAAACATTAGGAAATCCATTCTCACATTGAACCTCAATGTCGAGTGACATGATATTCATTTTCTTGAAGTCAAAGTCAACCTCATCAGGAAACTCTTTAGATATAAACTGATACAAGTATCTGTCATACCCATGCACCTCAAAGTTTGGAACCTCTTTGTATTGGTCTACAAACTTACGTGCTTCACGTACAGACTCAAACCTAACTGGTTTTGCATACCTACCATCAAGTGTTCTAAAGTTAGTTTGTTTTTTAGTGACAACAAAAAGAGTCGGAGAGAACTTGAACTTACGTTGAATACGTTGTCCATCTTCGTATCCAAGATAAAGCAAGTTGTCTCCAACTAGTTGAACGTTGGTGTAAAAACTCATTTAGTAACCGTCTCGTATTTCTTTTTCAATCTCTTCTGTTGGTGTGACTATTGTAGCAATAGTTTCAGAATAAAGTAATACGTCAGTATCTGTTGTGTAACGTGGCCATGGTTCTAGCGTGCCATCCTCATTAATTTTATAAGGATCTTGCATGTGACAACTAGGTTCTTCTTCTAGTTGTTCTGCCATGGTAATTAATTCAATACCACTCTTTAATATTATCAAAGCGATTTGCATAATGTTTCTAATTTGCGTAGGTCTTCTTTGTTCCAAATATTATTATCTTGTTTCTTGTATTTGTATACAGGAGAAATAGATTTTAGTTCTGGAATAAATTTTTTAGTAATTAGATTACCAATATACATCCAAGGTTTATATTCGTCAACCCTTATGTTAAAGTAAGTAGGACCGTTAAACATAAGATGTTCAAATGTTTGAGTGCTACCTACAAATAATGGAAAGGGTTGTGGAACAAAATCTAGTGTATATAGAGGTGTCTCTATTGGTTGATCAAAAGTAACAATACCAAACTCACCGTTAATTCTTGCAGGATAGTCAACTAGACATTTGCCTAGAAGAACAGGACCTTCTATTTCTATAAGTTGACTACCATGAAACTCATGATCTGTTTTATATGAAAGAATTAAATTATTATCTGTATCATATAATTTAAGAGTCCTCATCTTCTTCTAATACTGCTTCTGCGTCTTTAAATATTTGTTCCATATCCAAATCGCTATCAACTCCTGCAATTACGTTTTCATGTTCTTTGAAATTTTTATCGTAATTTTCTTTCTTGATTGCTTGTACGTATTGGTCTGTAATACTATCTAATGGATCATACGCAGTAATTACATGTCCTGCAGGAAGAAAAAAATCTTTATCTTTACTTAGAGGTGCCCAAGGAAACCAAGACAACTGATAACCTTTTTCTCTATTAAAAACAATTTCCCCTTCGTCAGAAACAATCTCTAAACGAAAGGGTTTGTGTAATTTATATCCTACAGATTCTTTTGTCTCACGATTTAATAACTCTTGGACTTCTGTAATTATTTCTTCATTAGATCTTAATAATAAAATCTTTATACTCATTCTACGTTGCCACCCATCTTTTGCACATTGCTGATGTATGTATCTCTAGACTAGGACTGGTTCTAAAATAGTACACCATATT